TTGAAGGAACCAGTTAAAAAAGGAAAGAACCCAAGGCGGGTAAGCTTTGCTGCTAGGTTTGCTGGGATGGATGGACCGATGAAGAAACCAAACGGAGAGCCAACGCGCCTGGCGCTGGCTTTAAAGAAGTGGGGATTTGGTAGCAAAGAAGCTGCAGCTAAGTTTGCACAAAATAATAAAAAGTCTTGATTGTTGGTTTTTTTGTTAGAGAGGACAGAGTCTCGCGCGTGTATTATGGAGATCGAACAAAACAAGAACACACAAAAGAAACACAATGAAGGAATATTAGTTAAGTATAAGAACAGTTGGCGCGGGTTTAATATCTGAGACACAATCAATAGCATGTAAAAATGCAACAATGTGTTGCAAAAATGCCACTATACCCGCTAAACTGGTCGCAGGTCGCAATATATATATATTGGGACTTTGACTTACAGACACACAGACAGACAAAGTTATGAAGAACAAGAAACCTAAAATAAATAAAAAATTAACTACCCTTGCTTTTGTAGATAAAGAAACTAATAGTTTAGTTATACATGTCCATGGTTTTGAAGACTCTGATATTGCAGAAGCATTTGCAAGTTATATGCTTACAAAGTCTGGCATGCACTATGAAACAGCTAACAATTTATTCGACACCATACCAACAATACACTAATGCACATAGAATTATATACACCTAGACCCCAACAACAAGAACTTCACGACTTGCTAGACCAACATAGGTTCGCGGTCCTTAATTGCCACAGAAGATTTGGTAAGACCGTTTGTATTCTTAATCATCTTATTAAAGCAGCTCTCATGCACCCATTGCCAAACCCAAGGTTCGCATATGTAGCTCCGACTTATAAGCAAGCTAAAAGTATCGCATGGGACTATATTAAACAATTTACTGCTAAGATACCTGGCACAAGATATAACGAAACAGAATTAAGATGCGACCTACCTAATGGTTCTCGTATAACATTGTTATCAAGTGAGAACGCGGAAAGCATAAGGGGTATATTTTTAGATGGAGTTTGCATAGACGAAACCGCGCAAGTAGAACCTAAACTCTGGAATGAAATTTTAAGACCCGCTCTATCAGACAGAAAAGGCTTTTGTTATTTTATAGGTACTCCTGCTGGCATGCAAAATTTTTTTTACGAAATATATCAACATGCAATCAAGGACGATAAGTGGTTAGCTTTTACAGCACCAGTATCTAAAACTAAAATTATTGATCAAGAAGAATTAGATGCAGCACTTACACAGATGGGTGAAGCAAAGTATAAACAAGAATTTGAATGTGATTGGATTGCCAATATAGAAGGCTCTGTCTATGGGAACCTGGTCAAGGTTGCCGAAGATAAAGGTAGAATAACCAGCATCGAATATGATCAATCTCTACCAGTAAATACTGCCTGGGACATAGGGGTCGGAGATAGTACCGCTATAATATTTTTTCAGCAATTAGGTAACACAGTTAGAATTATTGATTACTATGAAAACAATCGGGAAGGCTTGCCGCATTATGTAAACATCATAAAACAAAAAGATTATGTGTACGAACATCATTACGCACCGCATGATATTGAAGTTACTGAATTTAGCTCTGGTAAAACAAGGCGCGAGGTAGCATACCAACTAGGTATTAATTTTAAAATTTTACCAAAATTACCGCTCGAAGACGGCATCCATGCTGCTAAAATGATATTTCCTAGAGTCTATATTGATCTTGAAAACTGTAGACCATTGGTAGATGCGCTTAGACATTATCATAGAAAGTTTAATGATAAGATGAGAATGTTCTCTAACAAACCGATACACGATTGGTCGAGCCACGCGAACGATGCTTTTAGATATATGGCAATTGCAATTGATGAGTTGCCAAACCAAGAAAATATTAGTAAAAGATTTCCTAATGCAATATCAGATTATAAAATTTTATAAGGATTAAGCTATGAGTTTTTTAACACCAAAAATGCCTGCGCTTCCGCCACCACCGCCGCCAGCTCCAGAAGCACCGAGCTTTGATGATGCGGAAAGAAAAGCAGCGGCTAAATCTAAACAAGATGAGTTAGCTAGAAAACGTAGAGGACGAAGGTCTACAATATTAACTTCTTATGAAGGAGCTGAAACAGAAGCTGCTAGTGAGAAAAAAACTTTGTTAGGAGCTTAACATGGGAGGATTTGTTTCAAGACCTAAACCACCTGCTCCGCCACCAGTTGAAAAACCACAACCACCAAAACCAACAATGGTTGAAACGACAGCTGCGCAAGCAGCGGATGCACCTTCATACGGTGAGTCTTTAGCAGTAAAAAGAAAAGGTAGACGTGCAACAATCTTAACAGGTAATAAAAGTTTAGGTGGCACATCAGTAAGTAAAAAAACTTTATTAGGATAATTAATGGAAATAACACCTAAAGCAAAAATGATCTTAGAAAGATATTCTTCTTTAAGAACTGAAAGACAAAACTGGGAAAGTCATTGGCAAGAGGTTGCTGATTATATGTTACCTAGAAAAGCAGATATTACTAAGAACAGAAGTAAAGGAGATAAAAGACATGAGCTTATCTTTGATGGTACTGCAACACATGCCTTAGAATTATTAGCTGCATCACTTCATGGTATGTTAACTAATACAGTTTCACCATGGTTTTATTTAAAATACAAAGATGACAATTTAAACCAAGAAGACGAAGCAATGGAATGGTTGGAAGATTGTACTCAAGTTTTAAACCAAGCATTTAATAGAAGTAATTTTCAACAAGAAATATTTGAACTATACCATGACCTTATTGCATTTGGTACAGCTGCATTATTTATTTCTGAAGATGATGAAAACGAAATTAGATTTAAGAATATTCATATCTCAGAAATATTTGTAACTGAAAACGAAAAAGGTAATGTTGATAGTTTAACTCGTAAATTTAAAATGCAGGCTAAAAATATTTATAGCGCGTTTCCGAACGCAGAGCTGCCGCCAGAACTAACTAAAAAATTTAACAATGCTCCATATGAAAATATTAATATTATTCATAGTGTTTATCCATCAGACGAATATAAAAATAAAAAATATGTTTCATGTTATATCCATGAAGACTCTGGATTTTTATTATCAGAAAAAGGATTTAACGAATTTCCGTATGCAGTTCCTAGATATTTAAAATCATCAAATGAAACATACGGTAGAAGTCCAGCAATGAACGCATTACCAGATGTTAAGATGTTAAATTTAATGTCTAAAACTTCTATTAAGGCTGCACAAAAACAAATCGACCCACCCCTAATGGTACCCGATGATGGATTTATGATGCCAGTTAGAACTGTACCTGGAGGATTAAATTACTATAGAGCTGGAACCAGGGAAAGAATTGAACCACTAAACATTGGTGCAAACAATCCTGTTGGTATTCAAATGGAAGATCAAAGAAGGGAAGCAATTAGACAAAACTTTTTTGTTGACCAACTAATATCTGTTCAAGGACCACAGATGACTGCAACTGAGGTTATCCAAAGAAATGAAGAAAAGATGAGAATACTTGGTCCCGTACTTGGTAGACTACAATCAGAATTATTGCAGCCTTTAATTACTAGATGTTTTAATATTTTACTTAGAAATAATAAATTTAAAGAAATCCCTGAGTTTATTGGAGAACAAAGTATTGAGATTGAATATGTATCACCACTTGCTAAAGCACAGAAAACTGGAGAACTCCAGGCTTTGATGAGAGGTATTGAAGTTATGGGGTCTTTACAAAACGTTGCTCCAGTAATGGATTATCTAGATAGTGATAATTTAGTTATGTACATCAAAGAAGTATTAGGTATTCCATCTAAAGTGTTAAAGTCTAAAGGACAAGTTCAACAAATCAGAGCTGAGAAACAACAACAAATGATGGAACAGCAACAGATGCAGCAAGAAATGCAAACAGCTGAAGTTGCAAACAAAGCTGCGCCATTGGCTAAGGTACTAGGTGAAGAATAAAGATATATTAGAGTTAACCAAAACATACCAAAGAGTTTTTAAATCTGAAGATGGCGAAACCATTTTAAAAGATTTAGAAAAAAGATGTAACGTGCATCACACATCCTTTTCAACGGACCCGCACGAAACATCTTACAGAGAAGGACAAAGACAAGTAGTTCTTTTCATTAAATCAATAATCAATAAAAACCCTAAAGGAGAAAACCATGAGTAGCGAAACACAGGTAGCGGAACCACAAGTTGCGTCTGATAATGATGTTACAGAGTTAAGCAATACACCAAAAATAGAAGATCAAATCCAAAATTGGAAAGATAGTTTACCAGATGATTTAAAAGCAGAAAAAGCTTTAGAGTCTATACAAGATGTTACGGGTCTAGCTAAATCTTATATCCATGCACAAAAGATGGTAGGTTCAGATAAAATTCCTGTTCCTAATAAATTTGCAACAGACGAGGATTGGCAAGCGGTTTATGAAAAATTAGGCAGACCTCAGAAACCAGATGAATATAAAT